CCGATTGCCCCCATCACGCCTTTTGTGATTAATAGAAAATCAAAGTCGAACTGGCGAATAAACTGACCGATTGGCACAGTGCATTCAACATAGTTCGCTTGCGTTACAAAGTTTATATCCAGCAGTCCTCGCTTGGGCAGAGCTTGTGACGTATAGCCAGAGATGCTTAGGCCTATGTTATTTTGCAGCCTAAAATAGACTGAGTGCGAACACTGAAAAGTTATACTCTCTACAAAGAACGCTCTGTCAAATGTCTTACCGAACCCGCCTATCGTAGCTACAGGCCCCACATCCAAATTTGCTATAGGGTACGCACCGAGCGCATTACTACCGATATTTGTATAAGCCGAGCTTATGCTGTACGGGTCGCCCTCTGCCTGAAAACGCTCTTTAGTCGTTGAGTACCCGCCGTGTAGCGTGCGTAGTTGTCTTGTATGTGTCATATTTTTCACCCCTAGACAGCTGGAATCCAGTTTAGATTCGTGCCGTTAAAAAAATAGATGGTTGGTTGGTCGCCGTTTGTTTCGTCTGCTGCGACAAAAACAAAACAGGATGTTATTAGTATTGGGATTGCTGCGTATGTTGCTGCATTGACGCGAATTGATGCTGCGCTTACTGCTGCTGCTGCTGCTGCTGCTGCTGCTGCTACTGCTGCCGCTTCATCACTGCCCATACCTAATTGGCCTTTGTTGCTCCAAGTTAAAGTGTTGTCTTTGTAATAAATGTCAGAAGTAGCCACGTTTAAATAAAACGAGCCAGCAGGTAGGTTGTTTAAGGAGGGGATATTAGCAGGTGCGCCTGTACCTTCCCCCCATTGAACACCATAGACACCAATAAAGTCTAAAGAGCCTTTCGCTTCCCACCCATTAACAGCGTGTTTGCGATAAACAGAACCATTAACATCGTCACGGTAATAGTCATTGGCACTGCCAATGCCATTGTCAGGTGCGCCTGTACCGAACAGCCAATTTGTACCCACACCATCAGGAGTAGGGACTAAGCTGGGTACAACTTCCCAACCTAAAGCAGCGCGATAGTAAATCAAATTGGTGGCGGTATCGCGGTAGTAATCGGTAATCTCCCCGATGGCCCCTGTAGGCACCCCCACACCCGTTAAAAATAAGTTAGCCATATCAAACCCCTAAAGCTTTGTGAGTTCCTGTTATCTCGCATCGGTTAAATTGCATATTATTAACAAAACAAAATAAGCTGTTGCTATATTAAACAATAAACTTGGAAATTGTAAGTCTTGCACCTTCGTTAAACTGTAAAAAGCACCCACACACAGAAAAATATATATGACCCGTAGGTGGTGGGGCGTGTACCTTGACATCTGATTAAGAATCATCAAGGAACTGATTAAAATGTAGGCTAGAACCATTGCATTTGTAATAACTAGGCTTAGAGCTAACATAGCTACCCCACCCTCAACCCAAAAATTTTTGAATAATCTCGCCCGTCTTCTTTTTTAGCTGCTCAATAAAGCTAAAAACGACAGGAATGAGAGCCATAGCGGTTAAACCGATTAGAAAAGCAACGCCATTGTCTAAAGTAGGTTCAATGCCGAGATAATGAACAACAATATCTGTAGTGTAAACGGAGGTTAAAGAACCTGTGAGAATGGCGAAAAGTAAGCGGAGAATTGTAAGTTCTTTAGCGAAGGTGAGGGCGACAACACTGCCGAAGAAACCAGCGACTGCCGTAGAGTATTTAACCCCAACAAATGTGGTGGTTGGGTCAGTCATCGTGTAATAACCATCAAGTAAAGTTTTGTATAGTTTACTTGATGGTTCTGTAAATGTCGATTAGAAAACTACGAAGTTGACCTCAGCACCAACAGCTTAAGCCATATTGAATTTGAGAGACCCATTCGTCAAAGACAATAGTTACACTATCATTATTAAAACTCTGATGGTGATATGTAAACGCACCAAAATTGACGTATGCGTTTGTATAGTAAGTTTTTGGGCAGCATTATTTTATAAAACCTTACATCGCCGCCCACCACCGCCATCAACCTGTCAGGTGATGTATAATTAGTGTTCTCTACAAACCTAGTAAAACCCATTGTCTCATGTGCATGTTGACTAAAGAAATGAGCTAGACGTAATGGTGTGTTGATATTGTATTTAGGAAGAAGTTGATTGAGAACAACAACCAACTCTTTACCTATCTTACAATTTGGGGCTATTTGTTTTAGTTGTTGTTCTGTTATCATGTTACTTACCTATTGCAAACCAAACATAAGAAGCGTCAATTTGGTGTCCACTACCCGACAACTCTACCATGTCTACAGATATACCAACATCCGACCATGACCTCATTGTACAAATAAAAGCCATCTGCCCACTCAAATTAGGGTTATAAGGACTAGCGAGTGCAAACAGACAATCCGATGGGAAAGCGTTTGTAAAAGTAGATGGAACAGTCACAACACCTGCTGGTAACTCACCATACTCTGTGTACCCCATTTTCAGAATATACCCGTTTGGTAGACTTATTGATAACTGAAATGCTGTATCATTAGCAGGAAAAGCACTACTTAGATTATCAGGAGATATAAAAACACCAGATAATACACCCGCTAAAACTTCTGCTGCCGTTGCCTCACGACTTATCCCGACAACAGAGTTAGTTGCTAAACTAGGGTAAGGTGTGGTAATCCAAGCACCAAAAGTACCGCCACTGCTTTTTCTAAAGTGGATTTCAAAAACACTGCTGCCAAGAGTTCTTTGCATTATTTGGGCGACATTACTTGAGTCTAAACCCCAAACTTTAACATAGCCTGCATCCACGTTAGGCGGCATATTCGTTACCGAGCCTGTAACATAATACTCACCTGCTATGACTAAATCATTCATGCTGCCTGTCGTTACGACATTAGGGGCAGTGCCTAAGTATTTGCCGATGCCTGCTCGCTCTAAATCGGTTGAGACTGCACTGCTGGTTAAATTACCGATGATGTTCCATGTGGCACCTTGTTTGTAATAAATATCTTGGTTATCGGTATCACGATAGTATTGGCCGTCTGTACCTAATGAGTTACTCGGTGCGCCAACGCCACTAACAAACTCAGGGATAGCCCCTAAAGTGCTGCCAACAGCAACCCAAGAACCGCCTTCTTTTCGATAAGTTGTTTTGAAACCGTCTAATTGCATATAAATATCACCGTCAACACCGTAAGTATTACTAGGTGCGCCGATGTCGCTGTAAACTTTGCCTGATTTAAGAGTCATAATGAAGCCTCAAAGAATTTTGTCTTTGAGGCATTATAGCAGAAAGGAGTTACTTTAAGAGGGGAAGAACTGTTGTGTACCATTTTAACTGTTTCACAGGAGTTCCGTCAGAATGTTTCTTACTTGTATCTAAGTAAATCGAATAAGGTTTACCTTGCTCTGTTGCCTCCCACTTACCTTCTACTTTTACTTGCAGTCCTAGCCCTGCCAATATTAAGTTTGTTTTAACGGCTGATAGTTGTGGAGAAAGTTGTTTACCTAACTCAGTGGCATTTAGCATTTGCGCTTGCACTTCCGCAACAAGGTGTGTCGCTCCAATCAACTTCATTGGAGAATACCCTGTTAGAGTTTTAACAGCTTTGTCGGCAGATATTAAGGCTTGATTACCTTCAAACCCGTATAAGTGAGCTATCTTCAAACACTGCTCAGTAACATCACCTATTTTCTCTAGAGGGTTAAAAGTCTTTTGCTCTTTTTGCTGTTGTTGGTTTTCGAGTTCTGTCATTCTATCAAAGACTTTTGCCTGAATCTCATAAGAGTAAGACATAGCCATTAAACAGGCTTCACGTTTGGGGAATTTGTAGCAAGGTTTTTCACGCTTCATACTGTCTAAATAAGATGAACGAAAAATTTCGCTCATCTCTTGACCCAATACTTTAGGTACTTTTGCCATAAAATCCGCGTGGCGTAATTCAGACTCACCCTCTTTACGTTGAGAGTTAATAAATTCAACTAACTCAAGGCTAGACATGGTTACATGAATATTCGTTAAAGTCTTCATAATCTTTTCTCTAAGCAATAAAAAAGCCGTCTAGTTCTGAGCTTGGTCGAAAATGAGTTCCACAACGAACCCAACAAGCTGAACAAAACGGCTTTTCTATGTTGTGGATAATAACATACTAATCAGTTTCGACACTTCTTAATATGGTTTGAGTATTGTAACATAAGAGTAGTGATAAAAAAGCCCCAATTTAAGGGGGTTTTATTGTTTAACTTGTTAAACACTTGTCATTGTCACTACATTTAAAACTAATTCATTCATTTTACGCTACCTCTTTTGTAACCATTTCTAATGCTTGTTCGGTGAACCACTCGCTACGCAAATGATGTTCACTGGCTAATTTGTGTGCGGCGGTTTCATCGCCGTATCTGTTATCGGCTTTTTTCACATATACCAGCTCTAAGTGTCTGCTATTGCCGATATTGACTTCTTTTAAGCGGCGCAATGGGTCTTTGCTAATGCCAATTTTAATATCTCGCGTTTCGGGGTCTTGCATAACATACAAGTACATATCGGGAGGAACACTACTCATATCAAAATTGCGGATAGCTTCTAAGAGTTTATTAGTGTCTTTTGATGTATCAAAAATCTTATCAATGACGTGCGCTCTTGAGGCTGTGTTGTAACCTGTAACAAGTGTTAAGGCGAGGTGTAAAGGGAGGTTGAAACAAGGATAAGTACGGCCTTTATCGTCTTTGTAATTTTCTGCAAACTCAGCCGATTGAATATTGAGCGATTCACACATATTACGAATGTCAGCCATTACGTTTTTATGTTCTTTATTGGTTAAGTCAGCAATCTCACGGCTTGACATGGTTTGAATGTTTAAAGAAAGGTTTGTAGTCGGCATAATCTGAAAGCTCTAAAAATAAAAAAGCCATCGGTGTTATTGCTAGGTCACGGAGGGTGTCACAACAGCACCCAACTAGCAAACACAAATGGCTTTTCTATGTCGTGAATAATACTTCAAGTTTCCCCGTGACGGTAGCCTTAAAGCGTTTGAGTATTGTAACAGACAGGGAATTACCCTGTCAAAGTGGTGTAACCAGAGATGGTATTGTACCTTAAGACTGACCATGCGCCAAGTGAGGCAATGTTTAAGTTAGCGTGATTGACAATGCCGATGCCTTGATTACCTTGACTTAAGGCAAGTGCTGAGGTGTTGTAAAAATCTAAAACTTCCTCTCCCACCCCATAACTTTGAGGTTGTAGAGGAAAGTCTAAAAATGCTTCAAGCTCTCCTGCCGCCCCTACTCCCGATACAATGGAAGCTGAACTACTTGGTAAAGAGTAGCTTTGAGTGTTCTGACGTGTACCTCTTTCAGTTTTTGTAGCAGAAACCCCATTAGGGGTGGGTTTAACAGCGTTTGGAACGATCACCCAACCCGATTGAGCTGTAGAAGTTAAGTATCCTGAATCTCCTGCGGCACCAAAAGGCAAACCGCCACTACCCCCACTAGCAGGTACAGCTATATTAGCTTGCCAAGCGGAAAACATAGTTTCCACTCCTTCAACAGTTAAAATGCCTGAGATACTCTGATTACCACTGCTGTCCTCTACTCTCGGATAAGTAACAGTAGCATTATTAAACCAGTATTGGTCATACCAAGAGTCTCCGTTATGAGAAGCAAACTGCTTATTCTTAGCTAGTAGCCTGCCTCTCTCACCTCTACCTCCCCCGTATCCTCCTAGTAGTTCTACATTAGTCCCACTCTCAAGTTGAATATCTACAGGGTAATCTAAAAATAAACCATTACCACCGTTTTGGCCGTTTTCTCCCCTTCCCAATCTAACAGTTGCTTGATACCCATTTCTAGTAGGAGCCTCAAAGTAAGCATAACCCCCAGCACCACCTTTACCACCCCGACCCATAATCTTGACGTTGCCTTTGAACACTAACTTTGGCTTAACGCCAACAGGGAGTAATCCTGTCCAATCCCCAATAGTAATGGCATAGCCATTAACATCGGCAGCGCAAAGGAGTAAGAAACTATTTGCTTGCTGCTCTAAGGTGCCGTCAAAAGTGAATGTCACTCCTGAATACTGGCGACTCAAGGAATGATTCTTATCTTCAAATAACTGTCTCAGGTTTAAACCCGTATAGTTATCCGTGTCTATTAGAATTTCAGGGTGGTCTGGATTACCCAAAATATCATACTTCTCAGGGTTTACCTCTAAAGCAGTGAGTTGAAACGTATTGTAATCCTTAGAGGGCTCAATCGCGGTGATACGAAACGGCTTTGCCTCTTTAAAGATAGCTCCATCGGTAGTGGTGAAGTTACCTAAAGTGAATTGAGCATACTCAGGAATGTCAGCATCTAAAAACGCTGTGGTGTTTGTTAGAACCTGAAACGTCTTATCGTCTATCGCCATCACCACTGCCTTGAACAACCCTGTGGTTGTCTGCAAAATTAAGTTAGCTTGAGTTGCCAAGGTGACTTCTAAGGGGTCTCTAAGGTAAATCTTTGTGCCACCGACATGGCTGATACGACCTGTCATACCCCAACCTAATAAGGGGTCAGCGATATAAACAATTTCCAAGGGGTCTAAAATCAAACCCAAACGGGTGGTTGTAAACGCCGCAATTGTTTTTTCGGTTGTGGCTGTTATTAACCGAGCATTAGCGCGTCTCAGGGCTTCGCTCTCGCTAGTGCAGCCAACAGCAACAAAGTCTAAGGGTATCTCACCGTTCAACGCGATAAAAGTATCGTTCTTAACTTTTAAACGAGTCTCTTGCCAGCCGCGTTGAGGGTTAGTAAAACTGACAGTGATACTGTTGTATTGTGTGTTAATGTCGGTGAAGCTGTAGTTGAAGCCTTCGAGCGTCACTGTCTCAGGGGTAAACAGCACACGCGGTTCAACCCAACGGTCAACTTTCAAACGCACGTTACCTTCGCCATCGTCATAGAGTACAGCATCAAACGCTCCTGCTAAATTCTGCAATGTCTCCCAACCGTTTTGGTTTTCGGCCAAAGTAATGTTCATGGTGTAGCGTTTTTCGTCACCTGTGCCAAAACCATTGCCAACGGCATTGTCACAGTAAACGCCAACGTCATAGAAATCTTGAGTGTAAATGTTGAGGGTAGGGGCATACTTACGCATACCGTAGCGGGGGTTATCTAATAAATCATATAACACCCATGCAGGGTTACTATGCCAGCGTTTTATTAATGCGCCTGTCCAAACGGGGTTAGGATAACAACCTGCACCCACTGAATTTTCAACACGGTTAGTCGGTACTTTCGTAATCAAACCTTTGTAAATACCATAGAAATCGGGGATGTCGCTGAACTGGTCATTCGCTCGACCTGTAACGTGCATTAAAGCTGTGTTACTAAACGTGCGAGTAGGTTGAGCTAATATCTGAAAACTATCAAAAATAATGTCACAAGCCGTCTTAGTGTTGGTACTGTTATCGGTGTCGGCATTAAACTTGGTGATGCGGATAACGTAATCATCGTCAGTGATAGTAGGCACGTCAGTTCTAAAGTCAATAACGAAGCCAGAGCCTGTTTTACCCGTGAGTAAGTATTTATTCTTTCCGTCCGTGTGGCTGCCAACGGAAAAGGTGATGTTTGAGAGTGGGGGAATAAGGTCGGCGGCAAGGGGGGTGGCATTACTAAAATCTAAAACAACCCACGGGTCTGCGCCTCGTGCAGTTTTATATTCAATACGAAATTGGGCTATGTTGTTTAGGACATCTCCACCAGCGGTTTCGTGGAACAACTGCGCTACTGTAATCCTAATATCTAATTTGTTAATCTTGCCGCGGAAGTTTTCAGGGGTGTAACGAACGACAGGTGATTTTTGAAGGATATTAACACCGACACTGGTACTGGCAGATTCGCCGCCAAGAGTGAAGGTAATGGTAGTAGGTGTGGACCCCCCTTTTTTCTCACTGGCTACAAGCTCCTTGATAATGGGATTGCCGTCTTTGTCATGTAAAGGTACATCACCTGCGAAGAAACTTTTTAGGCCGTCTTCTAAACCCTCAATCTCACCCTCACCTACCCCCAGTAATATCTCAACCTTATCCTTAGAGAACAGGTTATCGTTAGTAATCGTAGGGGTTCTAGGGCGTTTACCCCCAGAACCAATGTACTGGAATTTTGTCATTTCGTTACTCGTCATTAGGATTGTAAGCGTCAGTGTCAATGTTAAACGACAAGAAGTGAGGATAAACTTTTTGGCGACCATAAATCAAGGGTATCGGTGTTCCCTCTTTAATGGTGTTTTTGTCGCCATTGATAAAGCGGCTTTTCTTATCCCCTTGAGTCGGGTCTGCTTTCGGCGATTTTTGCAGCAATTGTAAAGCACCGCCAATGATAAGGTTAGCTCCGACACCTACTAAGAAGCTTTTAAAACCGCCCGCTTTAAGAGCCACCCCTACCCCACCAGTGAAAGCAACGAAAGCAATCAACAAAATACCGATGCCAATTTGAATGCCTCCTGCCTTTTTACCTCCCCCTGCCCCTTGTAGCAGTGGTGTAATTGTCAGCGTCTCCTTAAATTCGTCCAAGTCGTCAGGGCAGCCAAGTTCTTTTACCTTAACGAGGTGCTTAACCCCTTTCGGCATAAAGTTTTGTAACTTCTCTAAAGCGTCTCTGGCGTTAAAAGCGTCAACGACAACAGTACCGTCTTTGACAAACTTAGCCAGATAGCCTTCCAAATAAACATTAACCAGCATGGTCGTCACCCCGTATTACTGACTCGTCTGTATCAACATAGTAATACGCGCTGTCAGTTTGGCCAACAATAATGTGTATTAACTGCGGGAGTCTTTTAAATAATTCGTAGTCATCTACCGATAAATTACAACACCCGCTGGGGTGAGTGTGCCACAAGGCAACGGCATTGGCAGGGACATCGGTGATGGCAAAATGCGTTGTTGGATTAGGATGTAAATTGTTAACTTCGATAATTTCGTTATCGCGTGTGACAAACCCACAGCGTTCGACACGGGGATGCCAGTAGGATTGTAAGGTTTCAAGAACTACTTGCATTTTGCTGCACCTTTAAACGGATGTGAGGGGGGAGTAAATCCAACAAGCTAACTTTACCGATTTTGGCAATGTTAATGGTACTAATCTCAGGGTTCCTCACAACAAGGGCTATACGCTGATACCACCGTTGGTCTAAGGCTTCGCAC